TTATGCAACCTCTGCCGCCATATTGTCGCCAACATACAGCGATAACGGATTAAGGGTTACAGCTTGTTCAAGGTGGTCAGGAGCAAAGTGTGCATACTTCATTGTTTCTCGAATATTGGCATGCCCGAGAATTTTCTGCAGTACCAGTATATTCCCGCCGTTCATCATAAAATGCGCACCAAAAGTATGACGCAAAACGTGCGTCTTCTGCCCTTCCGTCAATTCAATATTCGTTAGTTTGAGCATCTTCTTAAACTCCTGATAGCAGGGTTTAAACATTCTGCCTTGACGTACGGACAACTCGTCGTACAGCCATTTAGGAATAGGAACTGTGCGATTCTTCTTACCTTTGGTTTTGGTGAACGTCAGTTTATATGGAGAAAGTTGAGGGCGGGTCAATCTCTCCGCTTCCCCCCATCGAGCGCCGGTTGCAAGGCACACCTTAACAATCATGGTGAGGTCTTCTTTGCCGTATTGCTCGCAGGCTCGAAACAGCTCCGGGAGCTGAGACAAAGTTAGCCAGGACATTTCTTTCTCAGCCTCTTTGAATACTCGGATCCCATCAAGTGGATTGGGTAGGCTCCACTCCCCTAACCGGCGGAGCTCATTAAACACTGCTTCTAGGTATTGTTGTTCGCGATTGACGGTTATAGGTTTGGCGATCCATTTCGAGGGGTCTTTATGATAACCGTTGTCTATTTCACCACGTAATCGACGGTCACGATAATGAGCCCAGTCTTTCGCGGTAAGGCGAGATGCAATCGGGTCACCAAGCCCATTACATACGATTTGAAGCTTTGCTAACCTCGACTTACTGGCGACTAACGCTTGACCGTGCAAATTGTGCCAAAGCTGAATAATCTCGCTTAAGCGTCGGCGGTCTTCTTTCTTGCCGAGCCACGGCTTATCTTCACTCTCGCTTTTGGTAAATGCTTCAAATGCCTCGGCCTCACCTTTGGTATTGAATTGCCGACGTATACGCCGCCCTTCTCGACCATTTGGATAGAGTTCACACAACCATTTTCCACTTTTTTGTTTACTTACAGTCATTGCGATACCGAGGCTAAAAGAAAATTAATTACAAAGGGCTGTAGCGGCATCAATCACCGGTGAAATTGAAATTTTAACGCCGTCATACTCAGGGTCATCCTTCCATACGTCATCTAAGTTAGACCCCTCCAGCTTTCCTGATTTAACAGCATCTACCGCCATGCCATTCAGAGGATATCTATCATCAGTTTTGATGTCATACACAAAAGCATAAGCACGGTTAACACATGATACCTTTGCCTTTTCAAAGGTTAGAGGCCACTTGTCACCATATGCAGCGCCGTCTATCTCTTTAAACTTCTCAGCGGCTATGGCTGAGGAAGAAAGTGCAATGCAGACTATCGCAAATATAAACTTTTTCATTACTGCTCCTTAAACATGCTTTTCCAAAGTAAAAATAACCGCACCTGATGGTGTGATATCTGAAATATTACATTCAAACTCAGCAGACTTATTTGATAACCTGACCTTTCCGCCTGGCAACCTGATTACGTCAAAAACATCGAGTGCGCCATCAATACCAATAAGCCAGCGACCATTTCCTATCTTCGAGTTAGAACTATCAACAAGCCAAGATGTGCTCACACCATCAATAAACACTAAATCATCAGTATTTGATGGAACCATAGATATATCAGGAGTCCAGCGTCCGATATCTTTGAGTTCGCCCGCCTCGAGGCGGCACTTTCTAATCGTTAAAGCATTTGCCGGTTCACCATCATTACTGTTACGCATCTGGCCTTTTCCGGTTGATAACCATTCTAACGATACGCCAGTATCAAGGGCGCAAGTGACAACCACGTCACCGGGGAAAAAATCGCGTCTAACCCAAGTGCTTATAGTGCCGGAAGATATACCTAATAAATCTCCAAGCTCTTTTTGCAGAGTAAAACCATACGCATCGAGAATCCGACGCAGAACCGCCCTCCCTCCATTTGCCATGATTTCATCATAGAGTTGCTTACCTTTAAGCTTAGTTTTCACCACTTCAAATCTTGCATTTGCAAGCTCACCATTAATTAGCCATCGCAGGTCAGCTCCAGTATCAAGAGCACACTCAACGAAAACGTTGCTAGGGATTACGTTTCTAGCAAGCCAGCTACTCACGTTGTTTGCATGTATGCCAAGCCTTTCGGCTAGTTCCTTTTGCTGCTTAAAGCCGTATGCAGAAAGGACACGTTCCAATGCGGCAGACGCATTAACATCATTTTTAGACATATGACACCAACAAGAATTTTGTTTACAACCAAAATTTAGCGATCTATATTGGTGCTCATCGACCAAGATGCACACCACTGCACTACATTTCAAACAACAGGAGATAATGCGATATGTCAGATGCAAAATCAATCCCGCTGCATGACGCACAAAACTTACAAAATCAAACTGTATTGCTAGACGCTGGTCAGTTCAACGCGCTTGTAACCATGATGCAGCTATCCATGCAAAACATGATTCGTACAGCGATGTTAGACACCATGTCAGTAAAAGACTTCGCCGCCGCCCGTGGCGTTAGCGAGCGTCTGGTCTGGCAATGGATTGATGAGGGCGTCCTTCTCAAAGCTCCCACCAAAGATGTTACCAGCAAAGAAAAAGCCGCTAAGCGTAGCCGCACCCTTATCAACGTCAAAGCATGGCGTGACAAACTGACCCAGCAAGCTATCGATTGCCGTTATATCAACTAACAGTCATCGCTTAACTGAACTTGATTTTGCAAGTTAAAGGGAGTTACAGCATGTTAGATTTTCGTGTTTCGTCACATGCGCACTTTGACGAGGCCTGCAGAAAATTCGCAGCTACTCATAACGTGAAAGAACTAGCGAATAAAGCCGGAATCAAGCCGCATACGCTTTACAACAAACTCAACCCAGAACAGCCGCACCAGTTAACGCCGCGTGAGATCTGGACACTGACAGACCTGACCGAAGACTCGACCCTCGTCGATGGTTTTCTGGCGCAGATCCATTGTCTGCCATGCGTACCGGTCAACGAACTTGCAAAAGAGAAACTGCAATCCTACGTCATGCACGCAATGAGCGAACTTGGCGAACTGGCAAGCGGTGCAGTTTCCGGCGACCGCCTCACGCCAGCCAAAAAACAAAACATGATTGCTAGCGTAAATGCGGGGATTCGCATGTTGTCATTATCGGCAATGGCGCTGCATGCACGTCTGCAGACTAATCCCGCTATGTCGAGCGTGGTCGATACCATGAGCGGTATTGGCGCATCGTTTGGTCTGATTTGAGGTGCGTATGCTGAAAAGTGAACCGTCATTCGCGTCTCTGCTCGTTAAGCAAAGCCCCGGCATGCATTACGGCCACGGCTGGATCGCAGGTAAGGACGGCAAGCGCTGGCACCCGAGCCACTCACAGGCTGATTTACTGGCTGACCTGTCCACCAAAAAACTGGGGAAATCATGGCTATCGAAGCTGTTTCCGCGAATGTTCCGCTAAAGGCGGGCGAGCGTCTGGCTGGTCTCAATCACATAGCTGAATTGCGCGCGAGATATTGGGGCGATAGCTGGAAAGAGGTTGAGCGTTTTGTCGATGATATGCGCGATAAACGCGATCCACAATTTGAAGAAAATACTCGGGCGCTGGCCGCTATTTTCTTTCTGGCAAAAATTCCGGCGGCTCGTCATGAGCTCGAATTAAGTGAGCTGACCACTGACGAGAAAAAAGCATTGATTACAGCGATGAATCATTTTCGTGCAGTGGTGAGCTTATTTCCAAAACGGCTAACCATGCCTAATTAATCCAAACAGAAATTTAATGGCGTAAACCCGCCGGGCTTCTTATTGCCAGAAATCAGGAGAAATAAATATGCAGAAAGAATTAAAAAACATCTTTGTCGCCGAAAGTGATCCACTCATGGCCGTGATTGACATAGCCAAGCGCGAAGAGCGTAAAGGTCGCGCTCTCGCCGTTTCAATTCGTCTTGAAGCTCTGGCAACACATATCGCAAACAAAGGATTAAACGGGATTGAAGCGGCAGAACTTCTGCGCCGTGAAGCCACCCGCTATGAAAACGAATCTCAGGAGCTGCACTAATGGCCGACGCAATGGATTTAGCACAACAGCGTGAGCAGGAAGACCGCGAGCGCCATATCAACACCGCACGCAACCGCATCGCTGCGCCCTCTCGTTTCCTCTGCGAAGAATGTGACGCACCAATCCCGGAAGCGCGGCGCGCTGCAATTCCGGGTGTGGCCTTTTGCGTGACCTGTCAGCAAATAGCAGAGCTCAAATCTAAACATTACAGGGGCGTTTAAATGAGTATTCGTATCGAAGTTGGCGACAAGTGGGTTATTACCAGCGACAAATTTCAATTCATCCTGAATGAAAAGAAAATCGCTCAATCCGGGAAAAAAGCTGGCGAGGAATGGCTCAACATTATCGGATATTACCCGAAGATTAACCAACTTATTTCCGGTCTGGCACATCACTACATCCATAATTCGGAGCTTCAAACCCTGAATGACATTGCCTCAGAAATTGAGGCGTTGGCGATGTTATGTGAGTCAGCCTTTCGTGCTGGGATTGCGAAATAACATATGGTTAAGGGCGTGGCAGATGTTATTCATTACCACGGAACACCTGTATGGGGTGACGCCGGTAACGTTCACCGTATTGCGGTCACCGGTGCTGGCGCATTTGTATCGTATGCACGTCCTGACCAATTAGCTGCATCAATTAAATACGCCCTTTCTGTTGCTATAGATAATGGAGCTTTTTCAGCGTGGAAGCGTGGCCTCGTTATTGACTGGCAGCAATTCTATCAATGGCTTATTCCTCATTATCATCACCCCAAACTGTCATTTTTTGTTATCCCTGATGTGGTTGAAGGTGGCGAAGCTGACAATGACGCGCTTATCGCTAAGCTACCGCGCTGCTTCAAAGACAAAGCAGCGCCAGTCTGGCATTTGCATGAATCATTGCATCGTTTAGTTGAGCTTTGCCGAGAGTGGCCGCGCGTGTGCTTTGGGTCGTCAGGTGAGTACACAACTATCAGAACCCAGCTCTGGCATCACAGGATGTCAGAAGCGTTTGAAACCATTTACTGCAAACATAGTTTCTCAACACAGGTGCACGGGCTCCGCATGCTCGATGGTAGGGTTTTGGGGAACTATCCTTTGGCGACTGCCGATAGCACAAACCTTGCCTGTAATGTGCCGAAATTCGAAGTCAAATACCCAGAGCTCACAAAAGCAATTCGCGAAGCCGATTATGCGAAAAACCTTTCTGAAGATGAACTTAAGGCAGTCATTCTCAAACGCCGTTGCGCCATTCTGAAAAATACTATTGAGGCCGTATCCCCTCCATCGATTGCAAGCTGGATATCAAAAGGGTTGGCTCCGCTTCAACTGGAGTTGGCTATCGCATGACGAAATATACATTTGCATACCCGTGGAATGCTCCACGGTCGGCAATAGCCAGCCCATACCTTACCTATGACCAACAGTATCGCCGCGACCGTATGTTCGCGGCTTTGCTGCATGCGAGAAAGGTGCTTTCTCTCCAGCCTGAGTGCGTGCGTTTTGATGCTTATCGAACCGCTGCGATACTGGAGCAAAATCAGGGCAGTCAACGAGCCAATGCTTTTTTAATCAGCTTCTGCAAAAAGGCATTGCCGCGTCTTGAATTGGTGGCAAAAAAATACGAGTGCGCGGGTATTAACAGCAATGTATCAGCCGCTGTTTTCGATGGTCATTTTGATACCCAGCTTATGCAATATCTGGCGTCACGCATGGTCAATATGGTCGCCAGATTTAACCGCCTCCCGGATATGTCGCGCGCCGATATTGACCTGCTGGCCGCTGATATCGCTAATTTCATTCGTGCTGAACTGGCTGATATTGATGACACCGGATTTAGCGAACTCAAAACGCTGTACACCTGGTACATGCGCGCCGGTTTTATTTCCCTGCAATTCAACGTTACACCGCCGAAATGGGAGCGTGTGACTAAAAAATATTTTGGCGAGGATGAAATCGCACCGGCAGTAATTCGAATGTTTAATGAGGTTTGGTGGCGTGGTCGTTTACGTCGCATTGCGTCTGCATGGCGCGAACATCTACAAATTGCTGTTGGCAATGTCAGTAAGAAAAAGCACGTCTATGCGAGTAAAAACTGCGTGACTGACTGGCGCGAGCAGAAACGCCGTACGCGCGAATTTCTTAAAGGACTGGAACTCGAAGACGAAGACGGCAACCGCATCAGCCTGATTGAAAAATACGATGGCTCGGTCGCTAACCCTGCGATACGTCGTTGCGAGCTGATGACCCGCATCCGTGGGTTTGAAAATATCTGCAATGAGCTCGGTTATGTCGGTGAGTTTTACACTCTGACTACACCGTCTAAATATCACGCCACCACCAAAGCGGGCTACCGTAACAGCAAATGGAACGGTGCCAGCCCATCGGACACGCAGAGCTATCTAACCGGTCTTTGGGCACGCATACGCGCCAAGCTACACCGGGAAGAAATCCGCATTTTCGGTATACGTGTTGCCGAGCCTCATCACGACGGAACGCCTCACTGGCACATGCTTATGTTCATGTTGCCGGAAGACGTCGAGCGCGTGCGTATCATCATCCGTGATTATGCGTGGGAGGAAGACCGCCTCGAACTGAAAAGCGATAAAGCCAAAAAAGCGCGCTTTCATGCCGAGGCCATTGACCCTGAAAAGGGCAGCGCTACCGGATATGTTGCTAAATACATTTCGAAAAATATCGACGGCTATGCTCTCGATGGTGAAACCGATGACGAAAGCGGTGAGCTGCTGAAAGAGACAGCCCCCGCCGTATCAGCATGGGCGGCACGCTGGCACATCCGTCAATTCCAGTTTATCGGCGGTGCGCCGGTGACGGTCTACCGTGAATTGCGTCGTCTCGCCGATACCGAGACCGCGCACGGTCTGAGCGTTGAGTTTGCTGCCGTCCATGATGCCGCTGACGCCGGTGACTGGGCTGGTTACGTTAATGCGCAGGGTGGTCCGTTTGTCCGTCGCGATGATTTACAGGTGCGCACGCTGTATGAGCCGCGCCCCGAGTTTAACCAGTATGGTGAGGAAACCGTCTGCATTCGTGGCGTCTACGACTCTGCTGTCGGCGCTGGTACCCCGATTTTAACCCGGTTAACGCAGTGGAAAATTGTGCCGAAGCGTGCCGTTGATTTGGCCGTTGACGTTAAGGGCGCTCCTGCGCCCTCTCGGAGTTCTGTCAATAACTGTACGGAGAGCGAAAGCGAGCCACCAGAGCTAGATTTAACAAAACCACTAAGCCGACGTGAAAAACGCGAATTAGCAAAAAGAATCAGGAAGCCAAAACCACCAAAAAGGGCGAAATTTATTCACGGTAAGCCTGAGCAAAACCCCGCGATAGAAAAAACTATCGACGAGATTCAACTGACAACCGGCATCACAATCAGCCGGGGCGAAGCCCTGCACCTGATGGCCGGTGGTAAAAGCTGTTTTGATGGCAAATGGCTACGCGGAACGGCCAAAGGAGAAATATTTTCCGCAGCGCCATCGCACGAAGCTAAAGCTCGGAAAATCCTTAATCGTGTTGCGGTGATGGCTAAAGCATCAAAACCAATACATGAGTAATTCATATCCATATCATGCACATACGGCAATCGACCTATTCGTTTTTTTTCTTCCCATCTTTTGCCAATACGTGCTACTGTATAAATATACAGTAACCCTATGGGAGGGATTTCATGGTTGGCGAACATTTCAGCCGAACGCAGCAAAAGTGGGCTTGTGTGCAATTTATTGCCGAGGTATCTCTGATTGCAAACTGCAAGCCATCAGACTTAAAGCTCGCGCTCACTCTCATTGCAGACCTAGCAAACAGCGAAAATAACGAAACCGAAGATGATATTTTTTATAAGGCTGATTAGATTATGAGAATCAATATCACGTTGGATAAAGAGCAAAAAATTAGTCAGGCAACGTTGGATGCGCTTGAGGCTGAGCTGTACCGCAATCTTCAACCTATTTACCCAAAGACCGCTATCCGCATTCGCAAAGGCTCCGCAAATGGCGTTGAGCTAAGTGGTTTGAAACTGGACGAAGATAAAAAACGAGTAATGGAAATCATGCAGCAGGTATGGGAGGACGATAGCTGGTTGCATTAACAAACGTCGCCGGTGCTGAAACTCGTTTTCAGTGCTGGCGGGGTTGAACAACGAGCCCCGCGAGGCGTTAGCCTGCCCCGTAGAGACCGCCCCAACCGGCACGATTAAAGCCGGTTTTTTTATGCCATTTTTCCGCGATTTCCCCGTTTTTTAGCCGTGCATGCAACAGGTGCATGGTTTTGCATGCGTCAGGCTTGCACGTTCTGGCCGTGCGCCGCCAGAGCTGGCGCGGATCCAGAGTGGTCATGCAACTGCATTAAAACCGACCCATAAAGCGGGCAGGCGTGGCGGGGAAAGCATTGCGCGCCAGCGGTGGTGCGTAATAATAAAAATTATCGTCTGAGCGCGTCGTGATGGCGCTGGCGTGATTGTTGTCGGTTCGTTGGCGGTATTGTGTGGTCGTGCGCGCGTGGCGCGTCTGAGGCGTGATGGTGGCGGGGTATTAAAAAGCCGCCATGCTGGCGGCTTGAGGGGGATTATTCCGGGTTGTCGAGGGTGTACTCTTTGAATCTGATGACCTCCATGCCGAGCCAGTCGTTTACTTCCCTGAACCTGTCCTGTAGAGGCGACAGCTCGTTACGCACAAATACCTTTGCCACCTTCTCAACGTCACCGAGTGAGCCGATATTCTCGGGCTTACCGCCCATGAGCTGGAACGGCACGCGGTGCGCGTCCATCAGGTCGGCGTCGCTGGCTTTCTTGATGTTGAAAAAGTCATCTTTTGTGGCGACCTCGCTCAGTGGCACAATTTTGATGCCGTCCGGTTTACCGCCGGGAGCGTAGAAAAACAGGTTCTTAAAGTTGCCGAGCCCTTTCGAGTTGCGCATCGCCTCGCGCAGCGATTCGACGTCGGTCGCGCTCTGCGCCGGGTCGGTCACATACATGATGTAACCCGCGTGCGCGCCGTTCTGGTAATACTTGCGGCGGAACAGCGTCGCGGATTCATTCAGCCAGGCGGAATTAAGCGCGCTGAGATATTCGGGCAGGCCGTAAATCTCCTGATTAATGTCGGGCTCCAGCAGGTGAAACACGGTATCAGGCGCGAACTCATGCGGTAGAGTGAAGTTTTCCACAAACCAGAAAATCGAATCGTCGACCCCGCGCCGGGTGTATTTGGCCGGAGAGGCCAGCAGCTTGATTAGCTGGCCGGTGACGCTGTGGCGCTGCTCAAGAAAGGCGTTGCCGAATACCAGATAGTCGAGCGCAAAGCGGCTGAAATCCTGACGGGATAACAGCGGGTGTGGAATGTAGGTGCTTGCGAGCACGTTGCGCTTAACGTAAATCGGTGAGCTGTGATGTACAGCAGAGCGTAGGCTCTTTGCCAGCCCGGAGAAGCTGACCGGCGGCTCGTACCATTTGCCGTTACTGAAGCATTCGACGTAATCCAGAATGTCGCGCTTATCGAGTACCGGCACTGGCTCGCCAAAGGTGAAAGCTGTTGTTTTTGGCGGTGCGCTGGCGGTCAGTTGTTGTGGCTTGCTGGCCTTCTGCGCAGCGGCTTTGCGGGATTTTTGCTTACCCATTAGTTGAACTCCAGAATAGATTTAGGCTGCATGCCGCTACCGGCGGAAAGTGGTTCATTTAACAGGGCGTGCATGGTCGCCCATGCGATATCGGCGTGACTGGCTTCCTCGGTGCGGCTGGCCTCGTAGGTGGCGCTGCGCCCGCTGCTGGTCATGGTTTTGCGAATCGACATAAACGACTGCGTGACGTCGGTCGCCCCGGCGTCGTACTCCAGACAGCCGCGGCGAATGGTATCTTTTGCCTTGAGCACCATCGCGGTTTTCATTTCGGGGGTGTAACGGATGCCGCGTGCCGCCGGGTAGAATGACCGCACCAACTGGAACACGCCGAGACCGAGGCCGGTTGCGTCAATGCCGATGTATTCGACATTGTATTTTTCGGTCAGCTTGCGGATGCCATCTGCCTGTGCGGCAAAGTCCATGCCCTTCCACTGGTGACGCTCCAGCATGCGGAATTTGCCACCCGAGACCACCGGCGGTGCGAGTACGACGCACCCGGCGCTGTCGCCGGTGTGTGACGGGTCGTAGCCAATCCAGACAGGACGCGAGCCGAACGGATGGTCGGCGAACGGTGCGAAGTCCTCCCATTCTTCCATCACGTCGACCATGCAGCGCTGCAGCTCCTCGAACGGGAATACCGACGCTTTATCGTCGACAAACTCGCACATAAACAGGTTTTTAAAGTCCTCATCACTGTTTTCGCGTTTGAGCTGGTCGAGGTCGAACAGGGTGCAGCCACCGGCAAGGGCGTCCTCAATGGTGACAATCTGTCGCCACTGGCCATCGTCGCAGAGCTGACCACCGGCGAGCGCGCTGTGACTGATGTCGATTTCGATGCGGTCAGCAATACGGCTGCGCCCCTTGTTGAACAGCTCGCCAGACCAGAAAGGGTAAGCGCCGTGCGCCAGCGTAGAAGGTGTTGAAAAGTAGGTTGAGCGCAGGTGCTTCTGCGAGGCCATGCCGGACGCGACTTTGCGCAGCTTCTGAAAATTCGGGATCCAAAATATTTCATCGACATACAGGTCGCCGTTATGGCTCTGCGCGGTGTTGGAATTGGTACCGAGAAAAATCAGCTTTGCGCCGTTGTTGCCGATGACAATCGGGTCGCCGGTCAGGTCTACGTCGACCAGTCGCGCAAACTGGATGATGTATTCACGGAACACGTAAGCCTGCGTTTTACTGGCCGACAGAAAAATTTGGTTATGGCCGGTCTTGAGCGCGCGCAGCAGCGCCTCGCGGGAGAAATAGAACGTTGCGCCAATCTGGCGGGATTTGAGAATGTCGCGAATACGGTGCGCCAGTCCTGCGCGGTACCACTGCAACTGGTACCCGAAAGACTGGTCGAAAAATAATTCCTCCAGTTTCTCGATAGCCTCGTCGCTGAAAAAGTTCTTTTTCGGCTTCTTGCGTTCGCCCTTGTTGCGGTTGGCGACGTTGGGGTTAAGGTCTACCTCGTTGCCGGTCTGGCTGTAGCGGTTAACGCGCGCCAGTCGCTCAATCTGCCGCCCGAGCAGGTCAATCTCTTTGAAGTCGCCGCCTGATTTTTGCGGCTTGGCGATGAGCTGAATCAGGCGCGCCTCAAGGCTGCTTTCAACGCGGGAAATCGGTGCGATGCCGTCCCAGCCGTCGCGCTGCTTCCAGCTCTGCACGGTCGGGCGCTTGACCTGCAGCATTTCGGCAATCTGTGGCACGGAAAAGCCCTGCCAGTAAAGCAGCGATGCCTGCCGTCGCGGGTCATGCAACAAGGTTGTATCGGTGGAAATGGTCATTGATGCCTCGCCGTAGTGGATTCAGGGCAAGGCTACTTAATGGCCGTCAGTGATTCGCTAAGGTGCTGTTGTGTGGGCGGTTGTCCAGTCGTCATTGGTGGTCTGGCGTGTCCTGAGTCTGGAAACTGGCGGTGACCAGTAACCCCAACCTCAGGACTCCTGACAATGGCAAAAAAAGTCTCAAAGTTCTTTCGCATCGGCGTCGAGGGTGATACCTGCGATGGGCGCATTATCAGCGCCAGCGATATTCAGGAAATGGCTGAAACCTATGACCCGCGTGTCTACGGTTGCCGCATCAATCTTGAACACCTGCGCGGCCTGCTGCCCGATGGCGTATTCAAGCGCTATGGCGATGTGGCCGAGCTGAAAGCCGAAAAGATTGACGACGACTCTGCGCTTAACGGCAAGTGGGCGTTGTTCGCTAAAATCACCCCGACCGATGACCTTATCGCGATGAATAAAGCCGCGCAGAAGGTCTACACCTCAATGGAAATTCAGCCGAATTTTGCCAATACCGGCAAATGTTACCTCGTCGGCCTTGCGGTCACCGATGACCCGGCGAGCCTCGGCACTGAATACCTCGAATTCTGTCGCAACGCGAAGCACAACCCGCTGCAGCGCTTTAAGGCTAATCCTGAAAACGTCTTTTCTGCCGCCACGCTGGCCGAGCTGGAATTTGAAGACGTTCCCGACACGGTGCTCAACAGTCTGGCCGATAAGGTAAAGGCCATTTTCAGCCGCAAACAGGTCAGCGACGATGCGCGCCTGAATGATGTGCATGAAGCGGTGACCACCGTCAGCGAACATGTGCAGACCAATCTGACCAAACAGGACGAGCGCCTTTCAGCTATGGAAACTGCGTTTGCCACTTTCAAACAGGAGCTGACCGGCAAGGTTGAAGAAACCAGCCAGGCATTTTCCGCCCTGAAAACCACCCTCGACAAAACCGAAAGTTTCAGCCAGCCGCGACGCACGAAAGCCAGCGGCGGCGGTGGCGATGAGCTGCTGACTGACTGCTGATAAACCGCAGGCCGAAACCGGGCGGCAACCCCGCCCGATGCTGTGACTAACCGATTAATTCAAACAGGAAATACTATGCGTCAGGAAACCCGTTTTAAGTTCAATGCCTATCTGACCCAGCTCGCCAAACTGAACGGCATCAGCGTTGATGACGTCAGCAAAAAATTCACCGTTGAGCCGTCCGTCACGCAAACGCTGATGAACACCGTGCAGGCGTCATCCGCATTCTTGCAGACGATTAACATTCTGCCGGTCGCAGAAATGAAGGGCGAGAAAATTGGCGTCGGTGTGACCGGCACCATCGCCAGCACGACCGACACCTCGGGCGACAAAGAGCGTCAGACCGCAGATTTCACCGCGCTTGAGTCCAACAAGTACGAGTGCAATCAGATTAACTTTGACTTCCACCTGACCTATAAACGCCTCGACCTGTGGGCGCGTTTTCAGGACTTCCAGCGCCGCATCCGCGACGCCATTGTCCAGCGTCAGGCACTGGATTTCATCATGGCCGGGTTCAACGGTACCACCCGCGCTGATACCTCAGACCGCAGCAAAAACCCGATGCTGCAGGATGTGGCCGTCGGCTGGCTGCAGAAGTACCGCAACGAAGCACCGGCGCGCGTGATGAGCAAAATCATCGCTGAGGATGGTAGCGTTATTTCTGACGTGATTCGCGTCGGTAAGAACGGCGACTATGAGAACCTCGACGCGCTGGTGATGGACGGTACCAACACCCTGATTGACGAGATTTATCAGGATGACCCGAAACTCGTTGCCATCGTTGGCCGTAAGCTGCTGGCTGACAAATATTTCCCGCTGGTCAACAAACAGCAGGAAAACACCGAGTCGCTCGCGGCGGATATCATCATCAGCCAGAAGCGCATCGGCAACCTGCCAGCCGTGCGCGTGCCGTACTTCCCGGCGAATGCGGTATTCGTGACCACGCTGGAAAACCTCTCTATCTACTTCATGGATGAGAGCCACCGCCGCAGCATTGATGAGAACCCGAAAAAAGACCGCGTGGAAAACTACGAGTCGATGAACATCGACTATGTGGTCGAGGCGTATGCCGCCGGGTGCCTGCTGGAAAACATCACCTTGGGCGATTTCACCGCACCAGAGGCACCGGAAAGCGGAGAGTAAGCCCATGACGAGCCCCGCACATCGTCACATGATGCGGGTCTCGGCCTCTCAAGCCGCGCAGCGGGAACAAGCCCCGCTGCGCCACGCAACCGCCTACGAGCAGATGCTGGTAAAGCTGGCCGATGACCGCCGCACATTGAAAACCATCCGTTCAAACGAACTGAAAGCCGCGAAAAAGCGCGAGCTGCTGCCGTTCTATGCGCCGTGGGTCGCCGGTGTGCTGGCTGATGGCCGTGGCGCACAGGATGACATTCTGATGACCGTCATGCTGTGGCGTCTCGATGCCGGTGACGTCGCTGGCGCGCTGGAGATTGCGCCTTACGCGCTGAAATACGGCCTCACATCAGACCATCGTCGCACCACGCCTTACATGCTGGTTGAGGAGGTGGCGCTTGCCGCGCTGCGCCTGCGCGATGCCGGTGAGCCTGTCGACCTCGCATTACTGCTGACCACCCTCAGCCTGACCGACGGCGCTGACGTCCCCGATATGGTGCGCGCCCGTCTGCATAAGGTGACCGGCCTGACCCTGCGCGACGCCGGTCAGAATGCCGAGGCGCTGGCACAGTTTCAGCGCGCGATGCAGCTTGACCGCAATGCCGGTGTACGCAAAGAAATTGAGCGACTGGAGCGGGCATTGAAGCCAAAGCCAGAGGCAGCACCCCGTAAAACGACTAAACCGCGCACGCGCAAACCTGCCGCCAAACCGGCGGCAAAGCGCGGGCGTCCACCAAAGGCGGTAAAAACCGCCGGTTAACTGAACGCTCCCCGAGCCGGGCGGCACGCCGGTCAAAGCGGGTTTTAACCCTGACGGCGACCGGCGTCCACCGCCCAACCTAATGAGGTTGTCATGACGACAGTAATACTGAATCAGCCCGACGAACCGCAGGACGTATCGGGCGTGGTGATTCCCGCACCCGAGACGGGCGACGCAGTGATTAAAAATACGTTCTTTTTCCCTGATGTGGATCCGAAGCGCGTGCGCGAGCTGATGCGCCTTGAGCAGACGGTTTCCGATGCGCGCCTGCGCAATGCCATTAAGACCGGCATGGCGGAAACCAATGCGGAGCTTTACGACTACCGGCTGCGCCAGATTGTCGCAGGGTTTAAGCATCTGGCCGACGTGCCTGACGCCGAGGAAATCGACGGCGAGAATGTGCGCATTTTCCACTACCTCAGCGCCGTGACGGCGATGGCGACTGCCACCCTGTATGAGCGTTATCGCGGCGTAGAGGCTACCGGCAAGGGTGACAAAAAAGCCGACAGCGTCGAAACCATCATTGATGACCTGTGGCGGGATATGCGCTGGTCGGTCTCGCGCCTGCAGGATAAGCCGCGCTGCATCGTGGGTCAGCTCTGATGAAAGTCTGGGCGATGCAGGGCGACACCCTCGACGCGCTTTGCTCCCGGTATTACGGGCGCACTGAGGGCGTGGTCGAGTCGGTGCTGCAGGCTAATCCCGGCCTGTCTGAGCTGGGCGTCATTCTGCCGCATGGCACGGCGATTGACCTGCCCGACGTTGAAACATCACCCACGGCGGAGACCCTGAACCTATGGGACTGAGTATGGAAAAAATCACCACGTTTATCGCCTACTGGCTGGCCGTGGGGTTGGCGTATTTCGGGGCAATGTCGCCCGAAAAACTGGCGCTGTATGTGGGTAGTCTGTGCGCCATTTTTACGGCGGCGGTGAATTTCTGGTACCGGCGCAAAACCTTTCGTTACCTGACCGAAATGGGAATCGACAAAGGGGTGACCCGTGAGCTCAATCGTTAAACGTTGCAGTGTGGCCGCAGTGCTGGCGCTGGCGGCACTGATGCCTGATTTTCGTCTGCTGAATACCTCGCCTGATGGTCTGGCGCTGATTGCCGACCTCGAAGGGTGTCGCCTGACACCTTACCAGTGCAGCGCGGGCGTGTGGACATCAGGCATCGGCCACACTGCCGGGGTGGTACCGAAACGCGATATCACCGAGCGCGAAGCGGCGGCAAATCTGGTCGCCGACGTGCTGAACACCGAGCGCCGTCTCGCGGTCTGCGTGCCGGTCACCATGCCGCAGCCGGTTTATGACGCGCTGGTCAGTTTCTCTTTTAACGTCGGCACCGGCGCGGCCTGTCGCTCGACGCTGGTCTCATATCTCAAGCGCCAGCAGTGGTGGCAGGCATGCGACCAGCTTACCCGCTGGGTGTACGTCAACGGGGCGCGCAGTACCGGCCTCGAAAATCGCCGTCAGCGTGAGCGCGCTTACTGCCTGCAGGGGGTGAAATGAAAGCATTAGTCGTGCTGTTAGTGCTGGCCGTGCTCGGGCTGCTGTGGTTGCGCCATGAGAACGGCAATTTATCGCGCTCCTTTGAGACGGCAAATCGCATCGCGAGCGAGCAAAAGACGACGATTGGCATGCTGAAAAATCAGCTCAGTGTTGCCGGTACGCTCGCCCGACGTAATGAATCCGCGCAGGTGGAGCTGCGTGAACAGCTCGCAAAGGCAAGCGCAGAGGCCAGCCGCCGCGAGCAGACGATAACGAGGTTACTTAATGAAAATGAAGCCTTTCGCCGCTGGTATAACGCTGCTCTGCCTGATGTTGTGCGTCGGCTGCACATCCGCACCGCCTGCGCCAGCGCCGGTGATTGTGGTCAGCGGATGCCCGAGGGTGAGCCTTTGCCCGATGCCGGGAAGTGACCCGAAAACCAATGGTGACCTGAGCGCAGATATCCGCCGTCTTGAGGGCGCGCTGACCGCCTGCGCGCTGCAGGTCAAAACCGTCAAACACTGTCAGGATGAACTCGATGCAGAAGCACAAAAGCCTGCGCAAAGCGCTGATTAACGCCGTGCCGCAGCTCCGAAACAACCCCGATATGCTGCGCCTGTTTGCCGATAACGGCCATACCGATTCCCGACTGGCGAGCTCGCTATCGTTTGAAAAGGTGTACGTGCTTAACGTGGTGGTGACCGACTTCACCGGCGACCTCGATTTGATATTCGTGCCGGTGCAGGCGTGGCTGCGTGAACATCAGCCGGACATTATGACCACCGACGACGGGCGGGAAAAAGGATTCACCTGGATTATTGATATCAATAACGACGATTCGCTCGATATCAGTATCAGCCTGAGGCTCACCGAGCGCACGCTCGTCAAAGAGGTCGACGGCGCGCTGCATGTCAGCTATGCCCCTGAGCCGCCGTTGCCAGAGCCGGTGACGCGCCCGGTCGAGCTGTACGTTAACGGCGAACTGGTGAGTAAGTGGGATGAGTGAGTTAACCGCGCTGCAGGAGCGTCTTGCCGGTCTGATTGCCAGCCTGTCACCGGCGGCGCGTCGACAAATGGCGGCTGAGATTGCGAAAAAGCTGCGTACCAGTCAGCAACAGCGCATCAAGCGCCAACAGGCACCCGACGGCACCCCGTATGCCGCGCGAAAGCGCCAGCCGGTGCGGAGCAAGAAAGGCCGCATTAAGCGCGAAATGTTCGCCAAACTACGCACCAACCGCTTTATGAAAGCCAAAGGCAGCGACAGTGCGGCGGTGGTGGAGTTTACCGGCAAGGTGCAGCGCATGGCGCGGGTGCATCAGTACGGCCTCAAAGACCGGCCAAACCGCAACAGCCGGGATGTGCACTACGAGGCGCGCCCGCTGCTCGGTTTCACCCGTGACGATGAGCAGATGATTGAAGACGTCATTATCAGGCACATCGGCAAATAAATATTGTGTGAACCACCACCGGAGCCGCGCGAATTGGCGCGATTCCAGACCAGAGGCATCCTTGCACTATGAATACGTTATCCACGATACAGGAGCTCGCGCGCGCAATTCGCAACCTCATCCGCTCTGGTGTGGTGACTGAGGTTGATACCGTGCAGGGGCTGTGCCGCGTACAAAGCGGCGGGATCCAGACGACATGGCTGAACTGGCTGACCACCCGCGCCGGTCGTTCGCGGACGTGGTGGGCTCCCTCGGTCGGTGAACAGGTTCTGCTGCTGGCAATCGGTGGCGAGCTTGATACCGCTTTCGTGCTGCCGGGTATTTTCTCCGACGATAACCCCACCCCGTCTGCCTCGGCGGATGCGTGGCATGTGGTTTTTCCTGATGGTGCGGTCATTGAGTACGAGCCCGAGACTGGCGCGCTGACGGTCAGCGGCATCAAAACGGCCGACGTGACGGCATCGGAGTCCATCACCGCAACCGTGCCGCTGGTACTGGTGAAAGCCTCGACCAGTATCACCCTCGACACCCCTGAGGTGATTTGCACCAATAAGCTGACGACGGCGACGCTTGAGGTGCAAAAGGGCGGCACGATGAAAGGCAATTTCGCGCATTCCGGCGGGAAATTAACCTCTAACGGTGTGCAGGTTGATGACCATGACCACGGCAATGTGCAGAGCGGCGGAAGCTGGACGAAGGGGATTCAATGACGGTGCGCTATCAGGGTATGAACCGAAATACCGGCCTCGGCATCAGCGACACTGAGCACATCAGCCAGAGCATGCGCGATATTCTGCTGACGCCGGTCGGCTCGCGGGTGATGCGTCGTGAATATGGCTCGCTGCTGTCTGCGCTGATTGATATGCCGCAAAACCAGGCACTCAGGCTGCAAATTATGGTGGCGTGTTATTCGGCTATCCAGAAGTGGGAGCCGCGCATCAGGCTTACCGCCATCAGCTTTGAGACCGGCGACGCTGGCGAAATGTATGTCGATATTACCGGGATGCGTACCGATACCGGTGCGTCAGTTTCAACCACTGTTTCACTGAGTTAAATCACTATGGCAACCGTTGACCTGAGTCAGTTACCCGTTCCCGACGTGGTTGAGGAACTGGACTATGAAACCATCCTTGCGGAACGCATTGCGACGCTGATTTCGCTTTATCCCGAAGACCAGCAGGAGGCTATTGCCCGGACACTGGCACTTGAATCGGAGCCGATTGTTAAGCTGCTGCAGGAAAACGCCTACCGTGAAGTTATCTGGCGTCAGCGGGTGAACGAAGCCGCGCAGGCGGTGACGCTGGCCTATTCCGCCGGTAACGACCTCGACGTCGTGGCCGGGAACAACAATACCGAACGCCTGACCATCACCCCGGCGGATGACACCACCATCCCGCCGACGCCTGCCGTTATGGAATCCGATACCGACCTGCGTCTGCGTACGCAACAGGCGTTTGAGGGTTTGAGCGTGGCGGGGCCGGTCGGTGCATATGAGTATCACGGTCGCAGTGCCGACGGGCGGGTCGCTGACGTTTCGGTCGCCAGTCCGTCGCCAGCCTGCGTGACGATTACCGTGTTATCCCGAGAGGGTGACGGCACCGCCAGTCCTGATTTACTGGCGATTGTTGATAAAGCGCTGAATGCCGAAGATGTGCGCCCTGTGGCCGACCGGGTGACCGTCCAGTCAGCCGAGATTGTGCCGTACCAGATTGACGCGACGCTCTACGTTTACCCCGGCCCCGAGTCTGAGCCCATCAGGCAGGCATCAGAGCAGAAGCTGCAGAGCTACATCAGTGCGCAGCACCGCCTCGGGCGTGATATCCGTCTGTCAGCCATTTACGCGGCGCTGCATGTTGAAGGTGTCCAGCGTGTAGAGCTGGCATCACCGCAGGCCGACATTGTGCTGAGTAAGTCGCAGGCGTCGAACTGTACCGAGTACCAGATAACTATCGGGGGTTCGGATGAGTGACCGGCTGTTACCCGTTGGCTCATCGCCGCTGGAGGTCGCCGCCGCTACAGCACTCGCAGAAATTAAGCGCGTGCCGATTCTGCTGCGCACCCTGTGGAACTGGCGCGACTGTCCGTTAAGGCTGCTGCCGTATCTGGCGTGGGCGCTGTCGGTCGACAGGTGGGATGAGAAGTGGCCGGAGGCGACAAAACGCAGCGTCTGCGCGTCCTCGTTTTTCGTCCATCAGCACAAAGGCACCATCAGCGCATTGCGCCGGGTGGTTGAGCCACTCGGCTTTCTGATTGAGGTGCGCGAGTGGTGGCAGCTCGACGAGGAGCCAGGCACATTCCGTCTTGTTGTCGGCGTGCTCGACAGCGGCATTACTGACGAAATGTATCAGGAACTTGAGCGCCTGATTGAAGACGCCAAACCGGCAAGTCGTCACCTGACCGGGCTGGCTATCAGCCTGAGTGCGACCGGCGAGTTGTATGTCGGCGCGGGATGTTACGACGGCGACGCGCTGACCGTTTACCCCTACACCCCCGAGGAAATTGTCGTCGGCGGTGAATATTATCCGGCCTCGGCCATCCATTTGATTGATAACCTGAGAGTGAACGCATGACCGCAAAATACTTTGCCATTCTGACCAATCAGGGCGCGGCGCGGCTGGCGAACGCGGCGGCACTCGGCACCAGACTCAACCTGACGCAGATGGCCGTCGGTGATGCGAATGGTACGCTGCCGACCCCTGACCCGGCGCAGACGAAACTCATTAACCAGAAGCGCATCGCGCCGCTTAACCTCCTGACTGTTGACCCGGCCAATACCAGCCAGATTATCGCGGAACAGATTATTCCCGAAAATGAGGGCGGTTTCTGGATCCGCGAGATTGGTCTCTACGATACCGACGGCATCCTGATTGCCGTGGCGAACTGCCCGGAGACCTACAAGCCGCAACTGCAGGAGGGAAGCGGCCGCACGCAGACCATTCGCATGATTCTGATTGTTTCGAGCACGTCGGCCATCACCCTGAAAATTGACCCGTCGGTCGTGCTGGCAACGCGCCAGTATGTCGACGATAAGATTATCGAAGTGAAAGCCTATGCCGATAGCCTGCTTGCCGCACATCTCGCCGCTCCTGACCCGCACACTCAGTACCTCAAAACCGCGGATATTGATAAGTACATTCCGGTTGGCTTTCCGTTGCCGTGGCCGCAGGCAACGCCGCCAGATGGCTGGCTGAAATGCAATGGCGCGGCTTTTGACAAGGCGAAATATCCAAAGCTGGCCGTCGCTTATCCGTCCGGTAGTCTGCCTGATTTGCGCGGTGAGTTTATTCGAGGGTGGGATGACGGGCGTGGTGTTGATTCAGCCAGAACACTATTAAGCGCTCAGGGTGATGCCATTCGAAACATTACAGGTAAAACTGCAGCGATGAAATATGGTGCGTGGTTGAATAACCCATCAGGTGTGTTTGCGGTTGAAAGTGCATCTTTTGAACAGTCAATAACCACAGCAGCAGGAACTAATAACGCATTATCCAGTGTTTTTGATGCTTCACGGGTTGTGCCAACAGCGAATGAAAATAGGCCGCGCAACATCGTATTTAACTACATCGTAAGGGCTGCATGATGGCGAAAGCGACACTTAATAAAAACGGTATTGCCACTAAAGCTGGCGATATGATGGTCTATAACTTTGATGGTGAGACGCGCGAATATTTATCGGCATCAGTGGAGTTTCTCGCCGTTGGCGTCGGTATTCCTGCCAGTTCCTGCACCGACGCGCCGGTTGATGAAAAGGCGGGGTTTGCCATTTGCCGTACGGTCAGCTTTGACGGATGGGATTATGTTATCGACCACCGGGGCGAGGCCGTGTATGACACGGAAACCGGTCAGCCTGTCGAGATAACCGGGCTCGGTGATTACCATGATAATGTGACCACCATCAAACCGCTGACGCCTTATGACCGCTGGAACGGTAGGGAATGGGTTACGGATGAGGATGCGCAGAAAAGCGCGCAGGTGCTGGAGGCGGAGCAGCAAAAATCCGCATTGCTGGCCGAGGCGCAAAGCACAATCAGCTTATGGCAGACTGAGCTGCAGCTCGGCATCATCAGCGACGATGACAAGGCCAGCCTGATTACTTGGATGAAATACATTCAGGCGCTGAACGCGGTCGACACTTCCACGGCACCGGATATCGAGTGGCCGGTTAAACCGGAGTAAATCAAGGCGGGCTGATGCCCGTCTTTTTTTACTTTGTTTATGTGCCATCGGCTACCCATCGCCGACAAATAGCTCCCCACAAGACCAGCCAGGACAATAACACTCGCCCACTAACCACGGAGTTAACCGGATGAGTGATTTTCACCACGGCGTGAAGGTGCTTGAAATTAACGACGGCACCCGCGTCATTTCCACTGTTGCAACCGCAATTGTCGGCATGGTCTGCACGGCCAGCGATGCGGATGCCGAAACATTCCCCCTCAACGAGCCGGTATTAATTACCAATGTGCAGAGCGCCATTGCGAAAGCCGGTAAAAAAGGCACGCTGTCTGCTTCCCTGCAGGCCATCGCCGACCAGTCAAAACCCGTCACCGTTGTTGTGCGCGTGGCCGAGGGTGTCGACGATGACCCGGATGCTGCTCAGGCGCAGACCATTTCTAATATCATCGGCGGCACGGATGAAAACGGTAAATACACCGGCATCAAGGCGCTGTTGACTGCCGAAGCGGTCACCGGCGTTAAGCCGCGCATTCTCGGCGTGCCGGGTCTCGATACCAAAGAGGTCGCAGTCGCACTTGCGTCGGTCTGTATCAGTCTGCGCGCGTTTGGTTATGTCAGCGCATGGGGCTGTAAGACCATTTCCGAAGCGATGGAATATCGCGAGAATTTCAGCCAGCGTGAGCTGATGGTTATCTGGCCTGATTTCCTTTCATGGGACACCACCGCGAACGCCACCGCAACGGCCTACGCTACCGCGCGCGCACTCGGCCTGCGTGCCTACATCGACCAGACTGTCGGCTGGCATAAAACCCTGTCTAACGTCGGCGTGCAGGGCGTCACCGGCATCAGCGCCTCAGTCTTTTGGGATTTGCAGGCATCCGGCACAGATGCTGACCTGCTCAACGAGGCCGGGGTCACGACGCTGGTGCGCAAGGATGGTTTCCGTTTCTGGGGTAACCGCACCTGCTCTGATGACCCGCTTTTCCTGTTTGAGAACTACACCCGCACCGCGCAGGTGCTGGCCGACACGATGGCCGAGGCGCACATGTGGGCGGTCGATAAGCCCATTACCGCATCGCTCATCCGTGACATTGTCGACGGCATTAATGCCAAATTCCGCGAGCTGAAATCAAATGGCTACATCGTGGACGGTGAATGCTGGTTCGACGAGGAATCGAACGATAAGGAAACCCTCAAGGCCGGGAAACTGTATATCGACTACGACTATACGCCGGTTCCACCACTGGAAAGCCTGACCCTGCGCCAGCGCATCACCGATAAATATCTGGTGAATCTGGCCGAATCGGTCAACAGCTAAGGAGCCTGAAATAACATGGCACTACCCCGCAAACTCAAATATCTGAACATGTTCAATGACGGCCTGAGCTACATGGGCGTTGTTGAATCGGTAACGCTGCCAAAGCTGACCCGCAAGCTCGAAAACTATCGCGGCGGCGGTATGAATGGCGCGGCGGCGATTGACCTCGGCCTCGACGACGATGCGCTCACCGTCGAATGGTCTGTCGGCGGCCTGCCCGATGTGGCGCTGTGGGCGCAGTACGCCGCGCCGGGTGCTGACGCCGTGCCGCTGCGTTTTGCTGGATCCTATCAGCGCGACGACACCGGCGAAATCATCGCGGTCGAGGTGGTCATGCGTGGCCGTCATAAAGAAATCGACGGCGGTGAGAATAAGCAGGGTGAAAACACCTCGACCAAACTGTCGACCGTCTGCACCTATTACCGCCTCACGATTGATGGTAGCGACGTTATCGAAATCGACACCGTCAACATGGTCGAGAAGGTGAACGGCGTCGACCGTCTGGAACAGCACCGCCGCGCAATCGGGCTGTAACTCCCTGACCGGTCGGCACTGCTGGCCGGTGATTAATCCCCTTTCAGAGCAGAGAAAAACATCATGGCAAAAGCACCACGTAAAACCGCTGAATTTGTTGATACGGCTGGCAATGAAATTGACACCGTAAACCCGAACGTCGTGACCCTCGACAAGCCGATTAAGCGTGCCGGTCAGACAATTGATAAAGTCACCCTGATTGAGCCGAACGCCGGTACCCTGCGCGGCGTCAGTCTGGCGGCGGTGGCGCAGTCCGAAGTCGATGCACTGATTAAAGTACTGCCTCGCATGACCTATCCCGCGCTCACCACGCAGGAGTTAACCGCGATGAACCTGCCAGATATGCTGTCGCTGGCCGCTAAGGTGATTGGTTTTTTGTCACCGGCTTCGGTGGAATAGATTTCCCGCCCGAGCTGTCGACCGATGACCTGATGGCGGATATTGCGGTGATATTCCACTGGCCGCCATCAGAGCTCTATTCCCTGAGCCTGACCGAGCTCATCACATGGCGCGAAAAGGCGCTACAGCGTAGCGGAAACCACAATGAGTAATAACCTGAGGCTTGAGGTTTTGCTGAAAGCGGTCGACCAGGCGACCCGACCGCTTAAATCCATCCAGACCGCGAGTAAAAGCCTGTCGGGCGATATTCGCGACACACAAAAAGGGCTGCGTGACCTGAACGGTCAGGCGTCGAAAATCGACGGCTTTCGTAAGGCAAGCGCGCAACTGGCCGTAACCAGTCAGGCGCTTGGTAAGGCGAAACAAGAAGCCGGTGAGCTGGCCGTACAGTTTAAAAATACCACCAGTCCGACCCGCGCGCAGGCGCAGGCGCTCGAAGCGGCAAGGCGTGCCGCCTCTGAGCTGCAGACGAAATACAACAGCCTGAGAACGTCGGTACAGCGACAGCGCTCCGAGCTGATGCAGGCCGGTATTAACACCCGCACCCTGTCTGCTGATGAGCGTCGGCTCAAAACCTCCATCAGCGAGACAACGGCGCAGCTTAACCGCCAGCGTGAGGCACTGGCGCGCGTCAGTGCGCAGCAGGCGAAATTAAGCCGGGTTAAAGCTCGATACCAGTCAGGCAAAGAGCTTGCCGGTAATGCGGCGGCGGCTGGTGCTGCAGGTGTTGGCATTGCGGCTGCGGGAACGATGGCCGGGGTAAAATTACTGATGCCCGGTTATGATTTTGCGCAGAAAAATTCCGAGCTGCAGGCCGTGCTCGGGGTAGATAAGCAGTCGCCAGAAATGCAGGCGCTACGCAAACAGGCGCGCCAGCTCGGCGACAATACTGCCGCCTCTGCCGATGATGCCGCCAGTGCGCAGATTATTATCGCAAAAGGTGGTGGTGATGCTGAAGCTATAGCGGCCATGACGCCTGTGACTCTCAACCTGTCACTTGCGAACAGAAAAACAATGGAGGAAAACGCGCAACTGTTGATGGGGACAAAAGCCGCCTTTCAGCTTTCTAATGACGCGGCTGCACATATTGGTGATGTTCTTTCAACCACGATGAACAAAACCACCGCTGATTTTCAGGGACTAAGCGACTCATTAAGTTACCTTGCCCCTGTTGCGAAAAATGCCGGAGTGAGTCTTGAACAAGCGGCGGCGATTACCGGCACACTTCATGATAATAACATCAGGGGGTCAATGGCTGGGACGGGCGGCGCGGCTGTAATAACGAGACTACAGGCACCAACAGGCAAAGCATACGATGCCCTCAAAGAGTTGGGTGTTAAAACCTCGGACAGCAAAGGCAATACGCGCCCGTTATTTACCATCCTGAAAGAAATGCAGGCCAGTTTTGAGCGCAACAAGCTCGGAACCGGGCAGAAAGCTGAATATGTGAAAACCATATTCGGCGAGGAGGCCATGAAGTCTGCAAGTGTGCTGATGGCCGCAGCGGCAAGCGGAAAGCTCGATAAACTCACCGCTACGATTAAGGCATCCGACGGAAAAACCGAGGAACTGGTCAAGGTTATGCAGGATAACCTCGGCGGTGATTTTAAAGAGTTTCAGTCGGCTTACGAGGCGGTCGGTACTGACCTCTATGACCAGCAAGAGGGCTCACTGCGCAAGCTTACCCAAACGGCCACGCAGTATGTGTTAAAGCTCGACGGCTGGATCCAGAAAAATAAGGGGCTGGCGGAAACCATCGGCATCATTGCCGGTGGCGCACTTGCTCTGATTGGTATCATCGGCGGCATTGGTCTCGTTGCGTGGCCGGTTGTGATGGGGATTAACGCCATTATTGCCGCTACTGGCGTGCTGGGTACGGTCTTTACTGTTGCCGGTGGTGCCATTATGACAGCGCTCGGTGCGATTACCTGGCCGATTGTGGCCGTCGGTGCGGCGATTGTGGCCGGGGCGCTACTCATCCGCAAATATTGGGAGCCCATCAGCGCATTTTTCTCGGGGGTGATTGAGGGCATCATGAGCGCCTTTGCACCGGTAGGGGAAATGTTCGCCCCACTGGCACCCATTTTTGACGGCCTCGGTGAGAAGCTGCGCGGCGTCTGGCAATGGTTTAAAGACCTGATTGCACCGGTCAAAGCCACACAGGAGACGCTAGATAGCTGCAAAAATGTCGGCGTTATATTTGGTCAGGCACTGGCCGATGCGCTGATGTTGCCTCTGAATATTTTCAATAAGCTGCGCGGTGGTCTTGATGTAATTCTCGAAAAGCTCGGCCTTGTTAAAAAGGAATCGAGCAGTATTGATACGGAAACGGCAAAAACGCCGCCGGTTGGTCAGGGTGGAGGGTATATTCCGACAACCAGCTCGCTTGGTGGGTATCAGGCTTATCAACCTGTCACGGCTCCCGCCGGTCGTACCTATATTGACCAGAGCAGCCCTACCTATCAAATAAACCTGCCGGGTGGCGGCGCGCCGGGTGGTCAATTGGGTAACCAGTTGCAGGATGCGTTAGAAAAATATGAACGCGATAAGCGAGCCAAAGCCCGCGCTAGCATGATGCACGATTAAGGAGGCTGATGATGATGCTTGCTCTTGGAATGTTTGTGTTTGAACGTCGCACTCTGCCTTATCAGTCGATGCAGCACTCGAAGAATTACCGCTGGGCGTCTAATGACCGGGTCGGCAAACCTCCTGCGTATCAGTTTCTCGGCGAGGGGGAAAACGCGATCCAGCTTGCCGGTACGCTTTATCCTGCCATTACTGGCGGTCGTATATCTCTGCTGGCTGTCGAACTGATGGCCGACGAGGGCAGAGCTTGGCCGCTGATTGAGGGAACCGGCAATATCTTCGGGATGTATATCGTCGAGACGGTGTCGACCACGCATGCCGAGTTTTTCAGCGACGGCGCAGCCAGAAAGATTGATTTCACCCTTTCGCTGAAACGGGTCGACGAATCACTGACGGCAATGTTTGGCGACCTGAATAAGCAGGCCAGCGAGCTTCTCGGCTCTGCTGGTAATCTTACTGATAAGCTGCAGGGTGCGCTCGGAGGGCTGACCGCATGATTACGGGCATGACCATTGACGCCGGTGCCAGCCTTGCACCGGCATTTATGCTGACACTGAACAGCCAAGACATTACCAGCAATTTTAGTGACCGGCTGATTTCTCTCACCATGACCGACAACAGGGGATTTGAGGCTGACCAGCTCGACATTGAGCTCGACGACACTGACGGCAAAGTCGAGTTACCCCTGCGCGGGGCGGTGCTGACGTTGTGGCTTGGCTGGCAGGGTTCGGCGCTTCTGAATAAGGGCGATTTCACGGTCGATGAGATTGAGCATCGGGGGGCGCCTGATACCCTGACCATTCGGGCGCGTAGTGCAGACTTTCGCGGAACGCTCAATTCACGGCGTGAGGAGTCATGGCACGACACCACCCTCGGTGAGCTAGTCAGCACCATTGCAAAGCGCAATAAACTGACGGCCAGTGTAGCGGATTCACTGAAAAAAATACCGGTGCCGCATATCGACCAGTCGCAGGAGTCCGACGCCGTATTTCTGACCCGGCTGGCTGACCGAAATGGGGCAGCGGTGTCAGTGAAAGCGGGGAAGCTCCTGTTTCTGAAAGCCGGTAGTGCAATGACCGCCAGCGGTAAGCCCGTCCCACAAATGACGCTGACCCGCAGCGATGGCGACCGTCATCAGTTTGCCATTGCTGACCGTGGGGCTTACACCGGCGTAACAGCAAAATGGTTGCATACTAAAGACCCGAAGCCGCAAAAGCAGAAAGTAACACTGAAACGTAAGCCAAAAGAGAAGCACCTGCGCGCACTGGAGCACCCGAAAGCAAAGCAGGTCAGCAAAAAGACAAAGGCCAAAAAAGAGCAGGAAGCGCGTGAGGGTGAGTATATGGCCGGTGAGGCCGATAACGTGCTGGCGCTGACGACGGTCTACGCATCAAAGGCGCAGGCGATGCGCGCCGCTCAGGCTAAGTGGGATAAGCTGCAGCGAGGCGTTGCGGAGTTTTCAATTACGCTGGCGCTTGGCAGGGCTGATTTATTCCCTGAGACCCCGATGCGTGTGTCAGGGTTTAAGCGCGTCATAGACGAGCAATCTTGGTTAATCAGTAAAGTGACTCACAATCTGAATAATAATGGCTTCACGACGGGCTTAGAGCTTGAGGTTAAACTCTCTGATGTGGAGTACAGCTCAGAGGAAAGTGAGAGTTGA